TGGAGTTTTGTCGTCACCGATTGGATTGTCACGAACAAAGCCTTGGAACAAGTAACTACGCTTCTTCCAGTATTTGTTTGCTGTTTCTTTGAGACTTTCGTCTTTGTACCAACCACGAACTTCTGCCAGTACTGGGCAAGACTCGCCCCACATTTCAACGCAAGGAACTTGCACAAATGTTGGCTTGCTGTCTGGCTGACCTTTGATACCAGCAAACGGAAGTTTGATGATCAGTCGTTCAATCCAGAAAAAAGTGTTTTTGGTGTTTGCATCTGGGAGGAATCGGATGCGGGCTGTGGTGCCTTCTGCGATGTTCCAGTGCGGATAGATAGCGTTGTCGCCACCTGATTGTGAGTTACCGCCTGTGCGGTTTTCGCTTGCTTGAAGTTTTGCGCGAATGTCAGCTAAAGATGTTGCCATGATATGTTCCTTTTAAGTTAAGATGGTCTTTGTGAGTCAGATATACTCTGCACCGTTGCATTGTATAACATATGTATTTAGTCTGTCAAGTCTAAAGCTACATATTTTGTGGATCACAGTGCAGTATAACAGCACTGTGTCAGGAAATCAATTTATTTGGTTAAACCCGCAAGGCGCTGCATATCGACCAAACTGTCTGCATTTTCTGAGATTCCTGCATTAGTTCTGGAAAGGTCAACATCGACTGTGGTGCTGTTCCCGGAGCCGTAGCCGTAATCATATACCCCAAATCTGGGCATGGTCATCGAGGAATCAAACTGCGCGATGATATCTTTGGCTCGTTCCACTTCTTCTCGGCTTTCGAAATAGTAAACTCCATTTTGGAATCTAAAATCGAATCCATTGTCATTAAACAATTCTGCCAAAGTTTGATCTTCAACATCGTCGTCCATGACATTGCCATCCATGTCCCGTTCATCGTTGACCGCATTGGCCATTGGGCTGTTGACATTGACTCCGATTTCATCTTCTTCAATGTCCCGGGCGTGGTCCGAACTGTATCTATTTTGTTGATCAATTGGATTGTTGCTGGTTTCGTCTACTATGTTGTTGGCCCATGATTCAAATTCATCGCCCACTGCATCTTTGCGTGTTTTGTAGGCACGGTGTACAATGGGCAGAGCATCCATGAGTCTATCGTCAAATACTCTACGAACAAATCTTTCTCGTAACGAGTCTATGTCGATATGGTCTTCTTCTAATTCTTCGGGCTGCCATAACGCACGATATTGATCGTAGCCCCGTTGACTGCGAATAGTAAACAAGTCTCTGTGTAACTTGCCGTAATGGTCAATGGCAGTTTCTACCATTGCACCCGTTTCTTTATCTTCAAACTGTCGTCCGCGCATATTGCGAACAAAAGTTTTCAAACTGTTCATCTCTTTGATAACTTTGACTATGTGTTGGCCAAACTCATCGTGCAGTGCTCCACCGTTTTTTGCATGACGGGCTATTGCTCTTGCGCCGTTAAATGTGGTGCCTTCTGGACAACGAACTCGTTCTCCTAGGGAATTCTCAATGTAGAACGCCTGTATATTTCGGCTTCTTGCACCAGGTTTAGTGTCGTCCACAATACGATTTTTGTGTCGAGCAATGATACGAACATCATTGCCCAGTGATTCGTAGCTGCTGCGGCTGGTGCCATACAGTTTGCTTTCATTGACTGTGATATCTTCTTTATCTAAGACCTGTGCATCTTTGTTGGCATGCTTTAAGTCTTGCAAGTTTAGGCCGCTCTTGGCTATGTCCCGGACATCAAAACTTAATAAGTTACGCTTGGCAAACAGTCTCAGATTTTTTAAAAATGCAAACCAATTTTGCTCGTGCTCTTCGGACATGGCTGCGTCCATCTCTTTGTCGAAATAGACTTTAAGGTTTTGTTCGTCTACTAAACTCAAAGTAACATTGCCGTAATTTTCGTCATCCACTGAAAAATCAAAGTTAAAGAATCTAGCTTTTTCGGGATCTAGTGTGGCTTTGGCATTTTCATCTCCGATACTGACTCCGTCGAATCTGCTGCGGATTTTGTCAAATAAGTTTTCGGCAATTTTTTCAATTTGGATCATAGTTATATATTTATACTTTCGGGTAGAACCAAGTATAGCTGCTAATTCTGTAACTGTTGGCGGGCACAAGGTTATTCATTCCATGCATCTGTTGTGTGCCGTTTATCATAATATATCCAGTGTTTTCAGTGTACGGTGAATGGTATCTAATAGACTTATCTGGATTATAAAACACTGTGCCCAATACAGAGTCATTGACATTCAAATATATCTGCATACTCGAACTGACGCCCAAATTATCCAAGTGTGGTGCCATCGAAAAGCCGGGCAGATCTAGCCAAAATCCCGTATCACATGCTGCCATATCCAACCCAATATTTTTTGATATTAACGGCAAGTGTGCTTGTACACAGTTTTCAAATTGTGCATATATAGAATCCGGAGCGTACATCAGTCTGCGTCTAGGGTATTCGGCTTGCCAATCTTCTTTTCGCCAATCGGTTTGCAAATGATCTATCGCAGCGAACTCTGCCAACAATTCTTGTGGGTATATGCTGTCAACTCGAAACAAGTTGGCAGTGCTGTCAACTGCGGTTATATTCATGTCATGATAAAAGGCATGGGCATCAACATGTCCTCTGAACTATCTTTAAGATGCTCGTCTAAATTGGGATCAAATTCTCTCAAGAATGTGGCCATGCGTATGGCCAACAACATACTCATGACCAAATCATCAGTCTCGCCTATTTTGGCTGCATATCCACTACCAGAGGCAACAAAAGTTTTTAATTCACTGATCAATGACTTGCTGGCAATATGTAATTTTCTAGTTTCTATTAGATTTTTAAACTTTGAACAAGCACTGAGCTTGGACTTATTAGTTGTGGTAAATCCTTTGCGATATCGTCTGCTGTTCCCAGCACGGTTAGGTTCGCTTAGGAAAACACCTTTGATGTTTTGTTCTCCAAATTCTTCAATTGATACCAGTGCTGCTTCTCCCAAGGTATTATTTTCAACACTGTAATACACATCAGTATCCACGCCTGTGCATTCTGTAAGGTATTTTGTAATTTCCGATAGAATTTTTACCTGCTGTTGTACCGGTGTTTTGTTGTGCTGCCACTCACCGATTTGTTTCATCGAAGGCAATTCTATTATTTGGATGGCGCTGGGATCTCCGCCTGTGCCTAGACTAGGATCCAGTGCTACTATGTACACTCGACCTTTTTCTGGTTTCTTGTACCAACGGACTTGGCCTTGTTTTAATATTGGATCAATGCCGGCCATCTCAGTTAAGAAGATAGGATTAATCAGGGTCTCGTCAAAGATAATGAATTCGCATTCCATTTCTCGACGGAATCGTTCCTCACCCAACTGAGCTCGCATCTCCGATGCCCACGCTTCGTCGCGGTCTGGATGCTCTTCCCATTTGCTACGATAAGCACGGAAACCATTGGCACCCAATTCTGTTTCGTTTCCGTATTCATCTAATCTTTTATTGGCCTGACGCCAAATTTGTGCGAACTGGTCTTCATCACTGTTGGGAGTTGATGTGATAATACACTTACCACCAGTGGCCAATGTGGGAGCAATAGCAGTCCAGAACTCACTGGCAATGCTGGGACGAACGAAAGCAAACTCGTCGCAGTACAGTAATGATATACTCATACCACGACCAGTGGTTTCTGTTGTGGTGGCGCTGACAATGCGACTGCCGTTATCAAAGTCAATTGACCCTTTGTTGTAGCTGGTAACACCTGCACGAATAAAGTTGGGCACCGATTCATAAGCATAACGAATACGCTGCATAATCTCTTGAGAGCCCGTGTACTTATGGGCTGCAACTAAAATAGTACTGTCCGGCACAAACATTGCATACCAAAGTAGATACCCAGCTGCGGTTGTGCTCTTGCCAGTTTGACGAGGCATCAAACTAATACTGTATCTATAATTGTGATAGGTATCTACCAACCGCCTTTGATATTCGTACGGATTGTACTGTAACCGTCCTCGGGTCGGATGCTGAATGTAAAAGTAATTGTCCAGAAAATACTGCGGGCCTGTGACAGGGTCAGCACACCGAATAATCTCAGCTATCTGATGTTCGGTATAACTTTCCTGCATATTCGGTTTTTTGATTAAAACCGTTTCCATTGTTGGTGCTGCCATATTCTGGTTGTTCTTTATTAAATAATACTATATAATATACATATATTTATTAACCTATCAGTGAGATTTTAAATTGTCCGATGTACTGCTGCTCAATCTAGATTATAATCCAATCAGCATTCTTCCATTGAGTGTTATTAGTTGGCAACATGCCGTCAAATTGCATTTTCTGGGCAGGATTTCTATTCTCGAAGAATACGAGGATTGGATTATCCACAGCGAAAAATTCGAGATGAAAGTGCCCAGTGTCTGTGTGACCAAAGAATACTTCAGCTTCAAAAAGAGCGCCAAGTTCAGTCGAAGCAACATGTACCTGCGCGACATGTATCAGTGCCAGTACTGTTTAGAAGTGTTCGAACACAAGGAACTCACTTTGGATCATGTCATACCCAGGGCAGAAGGCGGAAAAACTACTTGGACTAACTCAGTGACTGCTTGCAAATCCTGCAATCATAAAAAGGGTGCCAAACTGTGGAAACCTGCCAGGGCTCCGTT